TAACAATAATGTACAAAGACTATACGTTCCTACAAAGTTTATACATGGCGAAGTTCCGATATAATTATTTATGGCAAAAAATCGACCTACCCTCCCCCCTAGGTCGTGGGTATCGTGGGGGTATCACACAAAAATATTTTCTAAAAATCCATAAAACAAAAAAAGGAGAAACATTATGGCAATAATACATGACGTAGTACAGGGATCTAAGTACGAAAAGGATGGTGAAGAGAAAACCAGATGGAGAAATCTTGGTGTAGCATTTGAGAAAGAAGGCAAAATCACTTCTGTAAAGTTAGAAGCATTACCAATACCAGATAAAAATGGTGAGGTTTGGCTAAATATATTTGAACAGAAGAAGAAATCAGACGAAGTTCCATTCTAATGAAGAGGGTTACTCCACAAATAGGTCGTTTTGGTGGCATAGGAGCTATATCAAAGCGATTAAAAGGATCTAGGTTAATCTATGACAACAGGGATGAATTAGCTTTGGCAATGCTTGAAATGGCTTCTACGAATATTACAGATGTAATTGAGTGGCATGGTGAAGCTGTAAAGATAAAAGAGATGAAGGATATTCCAGAAAAGTCATTGAATGCCATTAAAAAAATCAAAGTAACACCGACAAAGGCTGGTAACCAGATAGAAGTTGAGCTTTATGACAAAGTTAGACTTATGCAGTTACTAGCTAAGAGTGCTGGGTTATTGGATGAAGAAAAGGAAGTTGATAAACCAGCAGTAGTAAATATTGAAATGGTTATGCCAGATGACGAAAAAAAATGATGAAGAAATGTTTGAGGATTATCCCCAAGATTTTATCGACAAGATCGATGATCTAAAAGGAAAACCAAAGCAAGTTTCTCATTTTGAGAATATGAGGTTTAGCTGTGATGAAATTGAAAGTCCTAGTGGAATAAATAGTTATGGTTATCAAGGAGTAAGTTATGAAAGAAAAAAAAGATGATTTATTAACACCAGCTAGTCTTAAATGGGATTTTAGCAATAGTCCTACTGTAGCTAAGTTTATGAAGTCTAACAGCTTTGTAAGAGGTATTATGGGAGCTGTTGGTTCTGGGAAATCTTATGCTTGTTGTGCAGAAGTTTTTAGGAGAGCTATACAGCAAAAACCTAGTCCCAGAGATAACATAAGATATACCAGATTTGCTATTGTAAGAAATAGTTACCCCATGCTGAAGACAACTACGTTAAAAACATGGCTAGAATTATTTCCAGAAAATATCTGGGGCAATGTACATCACTCACCACCAATTACTCATCACATAAAATTACCAGCTAGAGGTGATGCATCTGGTATTGATTGTGAAGTTATTTTTTTAGCACTAGACCAGCCGAAAGATATCCGAAAACTTTTATCTCTTGAATTAACAGGGGCATTCGTCAATGAAGCAAAAACACTACCAAAAGCAGTTATAGATGGATTATCTCATAGAGTTGGAAGATACCCTACTAAAGCTGATGCTGGATGTACTTGGCGAGGTATAATCATGGATACGAATGCTATGGAAGATGATCATTGGTGGTATCGTCTGGCAGAAAAAGAAACACCTAAAGGAAAATTTAAATGGGAGTTTTTTAAACAGCATCCAGCAGTATTAGAGATTCCATTAGAGGAATTGCCAGAAGAAATGCCAGAAGCACAAGGATATATATTTCAAGCTGGTAAATGGTGGAAAACAAATCCTAATGCAGAAAACCTAAACAACTTGCCAGATGGCTACTATGACCAGCTACTGGGTGGTAAAAACCTAGATTGGATTAGATGCTATGCAAAAGGTGAATATACGTTTGTGCAAGAAGGTAAACCTGTATGGCAAGAATATAATGACGAAATTATGTCAGCAGATCTGGAACTAGATCCTACTGTTCCTGTTCATGTAGGTTTAGACTTTGGACTTACACCAGCTAGTGTATTTGCACAAAAACTTAGAAATGGTCGATGGCATATTTTACATGAGCTGGTAACTGAAGATATGGGACTAGAAAGATTTTGTAGTATTTTAAAAAGTGAGATTGCTAGTCGGTTTGGTAAATCAGAAATATTAATCTGGGGTGACCCAGCTGGGATGCAGAGAGATGCTATCTTTGAAACTACAGCTTTCCAGCATTTAAAAACTCATGGCTTAATGGCACAGCCTACAGCAACAAATGATTTTAGAACTAGAAGAGAAGCTCTAGCTATCCCTATGGGAAGGCTCATAGAAGGCAAGGCTGGGTTCTTAGTCGATAAGAAATGTATAAAATTAAGAAAGTCTTTGTCTGGTGGCTATCACTATAAACGAGTAGCTGTAGGAGCTGGTCAAGAAAGATTTAAAGATGTGCCACATAAAGATATGCATTCACACATTGGTGATGCCTGTGGTTACTGCCTGTTAGGATCAGAACATAGGATTATGACAAAAAGACCAAACCAGTTTAATAATTTTAGACCAACTATTGTGAAGACTTTAGATTTCGATGTATTCGCTTCCTAGATTAAACAGGGTTCTAAAACTAGATTATCCAACTGATAAGATAGTTAACTTTCATCCTATGCATTTAGATTTTATTGATATGAATGAATTTGATATTGATAATCTTAGACATAATAAAAACAATCTACATAAGCTGTATCAATTTGCAAAAGCTGGTTTAGGCTACACAGCTTTTTCTGGTTCAACTATATATGCAATTTTTGGAATTTGGGATTTATGGGATGGAGTTTCAGAAGCTTGGCTAATTCCTTCAGCTAATATTTCTAAGAAAACTTTAAAATTTCACAGGGTTTCATTGAGGTTTTTTGAGCTATATGCTCGAGAAAAAGGTACAAAACGTATGCAGTTTACAGTTTGTTCGCACAATGTACATGCAGTCAGATGGGCAGAAAGATGTTACTTTGTAAAAGAAGCTGAAATGAAAAATTATGGCTTCAATAGTGAAACTTATTTTTTATATGCGAGGTATTTCTAATGGGTAGTATATTTGGAGGAAGTTCATCACCACCACCACCAGATACATCAGATCTTGATGAGCAAGAAAGTCGTTTGGAACGTCAAGAAACTGACGAGAAAAGAAGAATAGCTTCTAGATCTAGAGCAAGGCGAACAGGTGGCAGTAATCTGCTTATGACACAGAGAACTGGTGGTTCTGCTGTTGGTAATCCTACACCTCAAACAACTTTAGGATATGCCAGAAATTCCAGAAGAGTTTAAATTTTAAATGAAAAAATTTATTCGCAATCCGAAGTTTAAAGAAGAACCTATTGAAGAAGAAGCTCAAGAAGAAGAAGCAGAAGAAGATCAAGAAGGTGGAGAATAATTCATGGCTGAACTTTCTGTAAAAGAAATTAAAAAAAGATTTAAATCTGCTGAAGCTGACAAAGAGCAATGGAGATCAATTTACGAAGAATGTTACGAATATTGTTTGCCTA